GTACGTAATGGATCATAAAGATGAAATTAGAAAAAAATATAACTTATCTAAAGAAATGCCAAAGATAAACGGCATTTATTTGCCGACGTTCTTAAAAATGAGAGCATGGGATAAAATACGAAAGACAAAACCAACTTTGAAAGAAATAATTGAATTGACAAAAAAGAAAGCACCTAGAGAAATCTAAGTGCTTTTATTATGCTCTAACCGTATGGAATCCCGTACGGTTTTCTTTTCGCCCTGAGCATGGCGTTAAAAGGCTTTTTTACTTTACCAAAATGTCGTGGTCGTTGCCACGTTAAACAAACGTACAGGAGGAAAAGAAATGAATCGTAAATTTTTGGAACAGTTAGGATTGACTGAAGAACAAGTTGAAGCAGTTATGTCTGAACATGGGAAATCAACACAGGACCTACAAGCGAAGGTGTCTGCTGCAGAAGACAACGCCAAAGGCTTACAGGACCAGTTGAAAGAGCGTGATAAGGACATGAAACAGCTCAAACAAGACGCTGAAGGCAATGCTGACCTACAACAAAAATACTCAGACTTGGACAGCAAGTACAAGACACAACAGAAGGAACATGAACAACAACTCAAGACAATGCAACTAGATCATGCTATTGAAATGCATTTGAGCGGTCAGGTCCATGACGCTGGGATCGTGTCTAGTCTACTAGATAAGTCTAAATTGGGATTAGGTGATAACGGAGCGGTGACTGGATTAGATGAACAGTTGACGGCTTTGAAGGAATCTAAAGGCTTTTTATTTGCTCCAGAAAAGGCTGTAGAACCACATATCGCTGGTGCTAAGCCACAAGGGGCAACACAAGAAGAAACAGTTGCTAACGACCTGACAACGCAGATGATTAATGCGTTTACGTCAGATCTATAATCAAAAAATAGAAAAGAGGAACAGATATGCCAGCAACATTGAACTATGCACAGGCTTACCAACAAGGTTTGCAAACCCGCTACAGTGAAAACGGATTGTTATTCACTAACAAACTTTGGAACTCTCCATCCAACACGCTTTTGAAATTCACAGGGGCTAAAGAAGTCAAAGTACCACGTCTTTTGATTAAAGAAGGACGTAAAGACCGTACACGTCGCACGATTACGAATATTGACGCTAACTATGAAAATCAATGGGAAACATACACATTGACTAACGAGCGTTACTGGTCAACACTAGTAGACCCATCAGATGTTGATGAAACTAACTATGTTACTTCCATTGCTAACATCACTAAAACATTCAATGATACTGAAAAAGTTCCAGAAATGGATAAATTTATGGTATCTAAATTGTTCTCTCGTAAGAAAGAACTTGATACAGAAAGTAAACAAATTAAGTCATTGAATTTGACTGAGGAGAACTTCCTCGCAACATTCGATGAGTTGATGGAACAAATGGACGAAGCTGGAGTACCAGCAGAAGGTCGTGTTATTTTCTGTACACCAGCAGTAAAACGCATGATCAAGAACATCAAGCAATTTGGCCGTACAGTCAATATCCACGGTCAAGGTACAGTTATTGACCGTTCTATTGGTCGTTTGGACGATGTGACGATTGAGCCATCTATTCCATCCGACCGTATGAAGACCGTGTACAACTTCACAAATGGAGCTAAAGTTGACCCAACTGCTAAACAAATCCATTTCTTCTTGATTCATATTCCATGTATGGCAGCGCCACAAAAATATGAATTTGTAGGACTTGACGAACCAAGTGCTTCTTCAAGCGGTAACTACTTGTACTACGAACAATCTTACGATGATGTATTGCTATTCAAAACAAAGCATGAAGGCCTAGCATTTGTCGTCGCACCTTAAAAGGAGGATAGAAAATGTTAACAGTAAAAAAGGATAACCGTGTCCTCAACATTGACGAACTAGAAAAAGTAACCTTCTTGGAAGATGGTTATGATGTGGTCGAAATTCGTGACGGTGAGTACGCTGTAGTTGAATCTGCTACTGGCGGACGCACTTACACTATTCAAGAGTACAGAGCAGTAGTTGCTGAACGTGACCAAGCTCTTGCTGAACGTGATAAGGCTCTAGCAGAGCTTGACAAATTAGCTAAGAAATTGTCTAAAGACGATAAGTAGAAAGAGAGGTTCTGCTGATGGAGAAGAGAACATCGGAAGAAATCCAAAAGCATAACGAAGATGCTAGACAAGCCTTAATTGACTTGTACGAACAACGTTATACAGGCTATCCAGGAGATTTAGTGGTCGATGAAGTCATGCAGAACATTCTTAACTACTGTAATCGTGAGGATTTTCCTTTAGAGTTGCGATTTGTGGCCATTCAGATGGTTTATGTCGTTTGTAATCCTGACCAAGCTGTCCAAGGCAAGAATATTTCCGTCGGAGATACTCGTGTCGAATTGGCTAAGTCAGACCTTGCCAGACGTGCTGAAAGTGTCTTGCTGGACTTTACCAGCCAGTTACAGCGGTTCAGAAAGTTGAGGTGGTAGGATGAATATCAATGATGTCTTATCTCAGGCAAGACCAAGTATTGAATGGACCTATGATAAAAAGATGGATGTGTTTGATACGGTCGAGGGTACGAAACCCAACGGAGCTGATTTTGTAGAGTTCAAAGAAATCTACAAGAAGGTTCCCTGTCGTGTCTCTGTTCGTAACTTAGTGAATACTGAGCAGAACGAAGCACACCAACTCAAGACAGAACACAAGATTTTCTGTTCGCCTAAATTTGCTATAAAAGCTGGTAGTAAATTGATTGTGGACGGTGTTAAATACCTGACCAGTGAAGACCCGATGGTCTATGTCACACATCAAGAAATTGTGGTGAGACGACATGAGTGGTTATGATGATAGTGATGTTCAAGAGTTCTTGAAACGACTTGAACGAGCTCAGGGAATTATTGATTCTGAGTTTATGCAGGCTGCTAAAGATATCGGCCTAGCCTTTTTGAAAGAGGTTAAGGAACGAACACCCAAGGGCCTAACAGGAAAGTTAAATCAATCGTGGAAGATGGAAGTAAGCAAAAATGGGAATGTGTACGAGGTTATCGCATTTAACCCTATGGAGTATGCTTCTTTCGTGGAAAGCGGACACCGCCAACAAGTAGGGCGGTATGTCCCTGCAATTGGCAAACGCTTGGTCAATCCTTGGGTAGAAGGGCGCTTCATGATGAGGCTGACAGAAGAACAGATTAAACAGAAAATCCCACAAATCACGCAACAAATCGAAGAGAGGCTAAAGGAGGAACTAGGTGGATTATAGTATTAGACCACTCGTCATCAAGCAACTCAAAGATGTGTTTGGGTGCAAGGTATATGATGAACAAATCCAACAAGGATTGAAAACACCTTGTTTTATTGTAGATGCGAAACCTGTGACTCGGAAGCGGTTGGCAAACCAAAACGATAAGCAGGTTTTTATTGTCTTGCTGCATTACTACACCGAAAAAACAACAGACTTATATCAAAAGTTTGAAGAGATTGAAATGGTGTTTAATTCGCCTTCTTTTCGTTATTTGGGGGATAAGTACCCTATCAATGATTTGAAGGTGGAATACAATGCCAATGACTTGATATGCACATTTACAATCACTCGATACGTACGATGGGTTGAAGAAGAACCGACAATGCAAATATTAGAAAGGATAGGTGAAACTTCTCATGGAAATGAATGAAGAAGTAGGTTATGTAACCGAACCAGTGGTCCCAACCACTGAAGATAAATTTGGTAAAGAGGCATTACTCAAGTATTTTGAAGATGATGCCACTTTGTTAAACATTTTGCTGGAAGACGACCAGTCATACTCACTAGCAGAAGTAAGACGCATTTTAGAAGACTGGAGAAAGGGTGTGGCTAACTAATGGCACAATGGACAGTACAGAATAAACGAGTTCCAAAGGCCTACATCAATTTCGTATCAAGAGATGATGTGATTATTCCTTTGGAAGACAATACGATTGCAGCAGTTATGATTGCTGGATCTTGGGGAGAGCCTGGTGCTTTCACACTTGTTGATGGTACAAGCAACTTCCGCCGCCTGTTTGGTAAACCGATTGACGAACTTCTTCCGATTCGTGAAGCCTTGAAAGGAACTGGTAAGGTCCTTGTCTATAATGGTGTGAACAACACTGGGGTACAGGCGACGAAAACAGAAAGCGATATGGTCGTTACAGCTAAATACAAAGGATTAGCTGGTAACCATATTCATGTTATCTTCAAGAAACAAGTCGAGACTGGCTTTGAAGTAACAACCGTTTTCTTTGGAAAAGAAGTTGATAAACAAATCATCACAGCCTTGCCATTTAAGAATGACTATGTGAATGTGACTGGTACTTTAACAACAGAAGATAAAACAATCTTGCTTGAAGGTGGTACCGATGGAGCTACAACCAATTCAGAGGTTGAAGATTTCCTAAATGCACTCGATACTCAAGATTTCCGTGTCTTGGCTCTGGGTACGGATGAAAGTGCAACAAAAGCACTTGTTACAGCTCATATCAAGAAATGGCGTGACGCTGGTCGTTCAGTTATTGCAGTCTTGAATGATTACACGGACGCTGACGATGAAGGTGTTGTATCAGTCGGTAACGGGGTTACATTAAGCGACGGTACGAAACTAAGCGCTAAGGACTGTGTATACTTCGTAGCTGGTAAGTATGCAGGGGCTGGCTTGCAATCCAATACATTCAAGTCTTATCCAGGCGCTATCGACTGTGAGCGTAAGAACGAAGCAGAGGCTGAAAAGCTCATCAATAAAGGTCAGCTTATCTTTGCTTATCGAAATGAAAAAGTTATTATCCTGTCAGATGTGAACTCATTTACTAGCTATACGGCAGAACACAGTCGTATTTTTGGTAAGAACAAACTTGTTCGTACAATGGATAATATCAATGCTAACGTCAAGTACATCTTTGAGAATTACTTCATTGGTAAAGTGCCAAACAATGTGAATGGTCGTGAGTTGTTTAAACAACGAATCATCACAATGGTCCTTGACCCACTTGCTCAAAAGCAAGCCTTGGAGTATAAAGCGAAAGATATCGAGATTTCACAAGGTATTACTAAAGAATCAGTTGTGGTTAACTTGCCAGTTGTCTTGACAGACGCTATGGAAATCTTGTACATGACGGTTATTTGTGATTAAGAAAGGAGAAACTAGCTAATGGCTATTATGAACCAATTAGATGCTTTGTCAGCTAAGGAAGGAACAGTCTTCTTTACAATCAATGACAAGCAGTACGAACTAGCAGAGCTTATCTCTCTAGAAGCGAAAATTGAATACACAAAAGCTGATGTTACCCCTCTTAACTCTCGTATGAAGGGTGGTAAGATTGTCGGTGCAGAAGGTACAGGAACTGTGAAGATGTATTACCATCGTCCTGAATTGAAGAAAATGGCTTTGGAATACGTTAAGAACGGCTTGTTGCCACGTATCGATATTAAGTGTACCAACGAAGACCGCACATCTCGTGCAGGCCGTTATACCATTGTTTTGAAAGGTGTTCTGTTCAAAGAATCACTTATCTTTAAACTAGATGGATCAGCGGATGAGGTCATTGATGAAGAAACGGACTTCACATTCCAAGATTTTGATATCTTATCAGAATTCCAAGAAATTACATACTAACACAAGGAGGAAATAGTGGTGAGTGGATTACAAGCGTTTTTGAAACAAAACAAAAAAGGGGAAGAGACTAAGGATGTCTTGCTTCCTTCTTTTGAGGAACCAGTTAAAATTCGAGTGTTGAGCGCTCGTGAAG